TCTACATCCCGCCCGAGGAAGAGGTCATGCCGGCCGACCCGGTCAGCGAGAATATGGCGCTGCTTACCGGCAAGCCGGTGCGCGCTGGCATTATGCAGGACCACGCCGCGCACATCACCGTCCATGTCAGCGCTGCCGAAGATCCCAAGATCGTGCAGATGCTGATGAATAACCCGGCAGCCGGGTCGATCCAGGCGGCAGCGACAGCACACATCCTAGAGCATCTTGCCTTCCAGTATCGTGCCGACATTGAAGAAATGCTCGGCGTTCAGTTGCCGCCTCCCGGCGAACCGCTACCGGAGGATGTCGAGTACCAGATCGCTAAACTCAGCGCCGCAGCAGCCGAGAAATTGCTTCAGCGCAACAAAGCCGAAGCTGCCGCGCGTCAGGCGCTGGAAAACCTGCAGGATCCGGTCGTTCAGAACGAAACCGAGAGCCTTCGGATCAAGGCACAGGACGCCGACACCAAGCGGCAAAAGGTCATGGCTGAGATCAACAGCGCCAACGCTGATCGCGTTAAGGACCTGCTCATCACCATCTTCAAAGAGCAGTCGGCCACCGAGCGCGCTGTCGCTACGGCGGAAGTCAATGCCAAGACCACGGCGGACGGTCAGCAGCTGGCGCAGGCCGAACTGGCGTCGCGCGTCGGCATGCATAGCATGGACACGATCCTCGACTTACTGCACGCGCGCTTGCAGGCTGACGATGCCAAGGCTTCACGTGAAGCCGCTGCCCAGAGGCCCGTTCAATGAGAAATACCGATGAAGTCGTAGAAGCAGTTCGTGTCGGTGACGAATGCACCGATGAAGAATTGCGTTACGCAGTACGCAATCTGTCGATCTGGCAGAACAGGCTGATTTTTCCGTTGGCGCGAGCAGTTACCGAGAAGCCGATTAGCGACCGCACAATTCGCGATTTGCAGCGTGCGTACGATAGCGCCCGAGACGGTAACAAGGTGCCGCTCGACAAACGGCTAAAAGGCGGATCATTCGAGCCGGGTATTAGTGCTGACGAACGCGTTGAGCGGTTCGCGTCGCATACTACCGATGTCGCGGTCCGTCTCATGGAAGCGCTGGCTACTAAAAAGGCTCCGAATTGAACTGGCTCGAACAGCAAATCCGCCAGATGCTGGAAACAGCCAAGGAAGTCGTGTTACAATGTAACGTCGAGAACTTTCCAGCGGCGCAGGCTCGCTACCTGACACTCAAGGAAATTCTCGATGACTACGCCGCGTACAAACGCAACGTCGCTACAGGAGACATCCCCGACGATGAATGACACCGCCGCACTCAAGCCCAGCGCTTCGGCCGCGCTCAAGAAAACAGAAACTTTCGGACAGTTTTCCACCGTTCCCACGCCCATTAAGGCTGACTCATTCGGCAAGACCGGCGGAATGGCAGCCGAAGAGCAGACCGAGCTCGTTATCCTCCCCGACCCGGTCGGCTATCACATGCTCGTCGCGCTCCCGACGCTGGAGCAGCAGACCGCCAAGGGCATCATCATTCCCGAGTCTGTTACCGAACGCGAGCGCGCCGCAACGGTCGTCGGCACGGTCCTCGCGATGGGGCCGGATTGTTACAAAGACACTAAGAAATTCCCCAACGGCGCGTGGTGCAAAACAGGCGACAACGTCCTGTTCAGCCGCTACCAGGGCATGCGTTTCAAGTCCAAGGACCCCGAGACTGGCGGCATGGTCGAGTACCGCATGCTCAGCGATGACGGCATTGTCGGCACGGTGCCCGAGGGCGCCGAAGTTGGGGGTCTCTGATGGCACGCGAAAGCTTCAAAGCGACGCCCAGCGACCGGACGCAGATGATCCAGTTGCCGGACAGCGTTGATAGTCATCCGGCGCAGACGATCATCGACCTCAACAGCAAGACCCCCGGCAAACCGGTGCCGATTGCCGAGCTCGATGACGAAGACGCCGGCAAGCCGACCAAGCTCGACTATTCGGTCGAAGAGCAGGAAGGTGAGCTACGGGATGTCAGCGCCAAGGTGCAAAAGCGCATCGATCGGTTGCGCTATGAAACGCACACTGAACGGCGCGGGCGTGAAGAGGCGGAACGGCAGCGTGACGAGCTCCGGGCGGAGCGTCAACGCGACGCCGAAGAGCTTGCGCGTCTCCGGCAGGCGGTGAACAACGGCGCGACCAGCCTCGCCACCAGCATGAAAGCCGAGCGAGAAGTGCGTCTCGAGGACGCCGAACGCCGTCTGGCGCAGGCGCACGCCGACGGCGACAGTGCCGCCATCGCTCGCGCGACGCGCGACATCAGCACAGCCAGCGCCGAATTGACGGCCATTGCCGCACGAACTCCGCAACAGCGTCCTCAGGAACAGCAGCCGGAGCGACGGGAACAGCCCCGCCAGCAAGGCGACAACCTCCACCCGGAAGCCCGCGATTGGATCAATCGCAACCCGAGTTTCGAACGCGACCCGGCTTTTCGGGCGCGAGCGATGAGTGTTCACTACGCACTGGAATCGGAAGGCATCCGTCCGGGATCCGGTAAATATGCACAGGAACTGGACAAACGCTTGGGTACGGGCTATTCAGACAATCAGTCCGGTAACACGGACCCCTCGGGGCGGGAAGCTCCGCGCCGTAATAACAGTGTCGAGGAAGGCGCCCGCGATGGCGGAATGGCCGCCCCGAAGCTGCGAGACGGTCAAGTCGCCCTGACACAGTTTCAGGTCGATTTCGCCACAAAACACAAGATCCCGCTGGAGAAGATGGCCGAGCAGGTTCGTCGCCAGCAGTCGAGGAATGGCGCATGAACACCGAGACCATGATCGATCCCTGGGACGCTCTCGAAGAGCCATCCACCAGGACCCCGCGGTCTCTTGAAACGCGGACGCGCGACGAGCGCCGTCTCGCCTGGAAAGAACCCTCGTTGCTCCCGGATCCCGAACCGGAAGACGGGTGGGTCTTCAAGTGGATCCGGACCGCCAGCCGCGGCACTTCCGACATCGCGAATGTCGACAAGCGCACGCGCGAAGGCTGGACCCCGGTCCGTGCCGAAGACCACCCCGGCATCGTTTCGGAATGGGGCATCAACAAGCAGACTGGCCACATCGAATCTGGCGGGCTGATTCTGTGCAAGATGCCCGAGGAAATGGTTCGGCAGCGCAACGAGACGTACTACCGGCGAGCCCGTTCGGAACTCACGTCCGCCGAGGATCACTACATGGCGCAGAACGACCAGGTGGTTCAGAAGTTCAAGGACCCGAAAGTCCGGACAACTTTCCAGGACCGCGGAAGCCGCTAAGCGCTCCACTTCTCGGAGACAACAATGTCCGCTACGGCAAATCCGTATGGCATGATCCCCGTCCTCAACTACGGGGCGCAGTACAACACACAGGGCTTTGAGTCCGTCGCCATCCTCGATGGCTACACCACGGCGATCTATTTCGGCGACGTGGTCAAACTCGGGTCCGACAACTACCTGCAGAAGGATACTGGCACTTCGACCCTCACGCCTTACGGTGTGTTCGTCGGCGTCCAGTATATCGATCCGTCGCTTGGCTATCTCTACGAGTCGAACTTCTGGCCGGCGTCCACCACGACAGGCTACACGACCTACCCCAAGCTGCCGCTCGGGCGCGTCGTGACTTACCCGTTCGGGACGTTCCAGATTCAGGCGAACGGCGCTATTGGCATTGCCGACATCGGCAAGAACGCCGCCATTGTCCAGACGGCGGGCTCTTCGGTCTTTGGCCGAAGCCGGAATGCCCTGAACGCTTCGACGCTCGATACCACAGACACGCTTCCGCTGCGTGTTGTCGGCATCGTCGAGTCCCCGACCAATGCGCCGGGCGACGCGTACACTGATGTGCTGGTGACGTTCAACAACACCCAGCAGATCCTCACCAAGACCGGCGTGTAAGGAGCAAGTAAATGGCCGCAATCTCTCGTGCCCAGCTCCTCCGCGAGCTTCTCCCGGGCCTCAATGCCATCTTCGGTACCTCGTACAACGAGTACCCCATGGAATTCTCGGAGATATATACCGAATATTCCAGCGATCGTTCCTTCGAGCAGGACCAGAAGGTCACCGGCTTCCAGTCGGCGCCGGTCAAGCAGGAAGGCGCTGCGACGCTGTTCGACACCGCGCAGGAAGGCTACACCAGCACGTACATCATGGAGACCATCTCCATGGGGTTCGCGCTGACCCAGGAAGCCTTCGAAGACAACCTGTATGACTCGCTCTCGACGCGCTACTCGCGCGAGCTCGGGCGTGCCATGCGGAACACCAAGGAGATCAAGGCGGTCGTCCCGCTCAACACCGGTTTCACGGCGCTCGCGTCGGGCGGCTATGGTGTCGGCGACGGCGTCCCGTTGTTCTCCACCTCGCACCCGCAGGTCGCCGGCCCGGTGGTTTCCAACCGTCCGTCCGTCGCCGTGGACCTGAACGAGACCAGCCTCGAGAACGCCACCATCCAGATTTCCGGGTGGACGGACGATCGCGGCAAGCTCATCCAGGCACGCGTCCGCAAGATGATCGTCCCCAAGGAATCGATCTACATCGCGACGCGCATCCTCGAGACCCAGCTGCAGACCGGTACCGCGAACAACGACATCAACGCTGTTCGTGCCATCGGGGCTGTGCCTGAGGGCTTCGCGGTGAACCATTACCTCACCGACCCGGATGCCTGGTTCCTGATGACCGACGTGCCGGAAGGCGCGAAGTACTTCAACCGCATCCCTGTATCGGAAGATTCTGATGGCGACTTCGATACCGGAAATATTCGGTATCGCCAGCGCGAGCGCTACAGCTTCGGATTCAGTGACTATTTGGCTATATGGGGAAGTCCAGGGGCGTAATAGCCACTAGACACGAACCATACAAAAGCATATAAAGGCCGTCTCTTATAAAAAGGAGACGGCCTTTTGGCTTATAAATTAGGGGTTTGCACCGTATGCGGACGCGAACGACGTATTGCGTCGAAAGGGCTATGCGGTACTTGTTATAGCCGCTTACAACGGAACGGAACCACCGATTACGTTCGCAAAGGGACGTTTACCCTATGCACCGAGGAGGGCTGCAATAACCGTGCAGTCAGCCACGGGTTGTGCCAGAAGCATTCGCAACGGATGCGTAAACATGGGCACACAAATCAGACACGTCCCGATAGTTGGGGGCAGATCAACAAGCACCCATTAGCAGAACAATGGAACTACCTGCATAGTCATAAAGGGCAGGTCAAATGTGCCCCCGAATGGCAGACCGACTTTCTTCGGTTTGCCGCAGATGTTGGCGAACAGCCTTCAGACAAGCATCGATTGGTCCGTCCGGATAGGTCCAAACCTATTGGCCCGAGTAATTTTCGATGGGAGTTGCCGTTAGTTACCCGCGAACCGGGGGAATCCGATCAAGATTATCAAGCGCGCTCTTCTCGTATCCATCGCGCGATAAAACCCGAAGCGTACAAACGACGCGAACTACGCCGCCGCTTCGCAGGGTTAAAGCTGGAGGAAGTTCAGGAGTTATCCAGATTTCAAAATCACCAATGCGCTATTTGTGGACGCGAAGAAACTGCGGTGTTGTGGGAGCGAGTTCTGTCGTTGGCGGTAGACCACGAGCATAAACCAAACGGCAAAGTGCGCGGGCTGCTCTGCTTGAAATGCAACCGAGCACTCGGCTTATTTGAAGATAGCGAGACCAGTTTGTTGGCTGCTATAGCGTATCTAAAAGACCCGCCCATGGATCGGATGCGCGCGACCCGCATCCTTGAGACCCAGCTGCAGACCGGTACCGCGAACAACGACATAGCTGCCGGGCTTGACGAACCGCAAACTCCGTAGCATCCTCCGCGTGCTCTTCCAGTTCTCCCCCGTTCTGGATCGGCAGATGGAAGTGCGCAGGTTTTCCCTCCTCCCTGACCTGCGCAACACTTTGGCCCGCCCTTACCGGCGGGCCTTTTCTTTTCCGGCATAACAGCGTACCAATCGTCTATCGGCGCCCTGTGAGGTACCCAATCCTCGGCTACTCCGGCTGCAGCGCGCCCCATGGAGATCAAGGCTATGGGCCTCACGAACTTTCCGAATGGCGTGTCGAGTTTCGGTTTGCCGGTATATGGCACGCCGATTAATGGCGCCCCTCTCACCGGCACCGTCCTTTTCGTCGACACCGTCAATGGCGTGGACGCTGGCTCGGGCATCGGTCCGAACGCGCCGTTCCAGACCCTGACTTACGCGTTGACGCAGGTGCCATCCGGCGCCTACGCGACGATCTATCTCATGCAGGGTTCGACGGTGACGATCTCGTCCGCCACGGCGCTTCTGCTCAACGTCGCCAACGTGGCGATCATCGGTCTCGGTACCGGGTCCCAGCGTCCGGTGTTCAACTTCACCACCGCGAACACCGCGGCCATCCCGGTCAGCGCCGCCAACGTTACCGTCCAGAACATCCGGCATATCGGAAACTTCCTGTCGATCGCTCGGGCGTACACGGTCACGGCGACGGGCTTCACTCTGGACAGCTGCTCGTTCACCGACGCCAGTGGCGTGCTCAACTTCCTCAACATCATCAACTGCACGGGCGCGGCTAATACCGCGGATCGACTGACTGTCACCAACAACTCCTGGTACGGCCTCGGCACGACCTCGGTGAACAGTTTCGTGCTGACGGCCAACGACATCGACAGCCTGACCTTCTCGGGCAACACGGTGAACCTGGCAGC